AACCTGACCAGGACGAGCCTCCGATTTACCATACGCATCAAAATCGAGAACATCTGGGTCTGCGTAAAGTTCGGGTATTCCAAACTCGATGCCTTCGAGGGTGAGGTTCCATCCTTCATTGGTCATATCCTGGATGGGCATGACCGTGCTTCCGACGCTCTCGGCATGTAGAGATTCGGAAAGCGGGTGCTCGGTAATCGTCCAATGGTCTTCCATGACGTCCGGGAGGCCTTCGACGACCAAGTCCTTGTTGATTACGACGCAGTAAACGCCGTTGGGATACTTGGAGCGGAGTTCCTCGATTTCGTCCTTGTGACCAGCGATTCCCAGGACATTGTAGGACCACGGTTGCAGCCATACTCTCCTACAGGTGCAAAGATCGGTCGAAACGTCACCTTTGAGGGCTACGGAGGTGCGCATAGCCCGATCCATCGACTCCATATCGATGAGAGGCTGGATTCTTTCCGCAATATCGGGGTAAATCTCTTGGAGCTTGGCGTAATGTTCTTCCGTTTCGAGGATCAAATAAGGAAGGTCTTCCTTTTTCGTCGCCCAGGGTGCCACTTTGACGTTCAGAGGACCGTAGACCTCCAAACATTCACGATTCTTCGGAGTTTTGGCATATCCGGCGATTCTGGGGACCAATTCCTCAAAATCGTCGCTCTCCGGCATGTTATCATAGCCACACTGCGGGCAAGCCTGCGTCCCCATAGCTTGGTCGGCCATCGGAGGCAAACTTTGGGCTACGGGAGGCTCGTCAACCGGACCAGTGGGCGATGGGAGATCTAATGGGGATGGCTCCTCGGACCCAGCTTCCTCCGGGGACTGAGGTATGGGGGAAGCAGAAATTTCCTCGGAGCCAAGAGCGTAGCCACAGTTCGCACAGTAGAATTCTCTCGTGATTACTGCATGGTCCGTGACAATGGGCTTCTCGTAGACGCCATACTTCTCAGAGGCTCGATTTTCATTGTAACCAAAGATGACTCCTTGATTATACAGAATGAAAAGAGCCTTCATGAAAAGAAGCTCGGCGTAATTGTGCTTCTGGACGAGCATTCCTATCTTCGTATACGCCTTCGCCGTCTGAATATCATCAGGATTCTCGGCGTCGTCAGGCACGAAAGGAACGGTCGGCAGTGCAGAACTCATCGCAGCGATAATAACCTCTCCATATGCCCTGTAGATGTTGATAATTTTAGCATAGAGAGCTGGGTCGATATCGCTCTGAGGATCTTCCTCTTTGATCTGGTCCGGAGTGCGCCAATCGAGAGCAAAGTCTGACCACCAGATGTATTGGATATTATCCCAATAACACATCTGTTTTCGCCACTTTTTAATAAGACGGTCACGCGCGAAGCGGTCGTGCTGCTCAAGGTGGTCGATGATGCGGGCAAGATTCTTTGCAATATCGGAGTCACAGAAGTGCTCCTCTTCTTCCATCGGCTCTTGAATAGGCTCGGGAGCGAGGGCAAGAGCCTCATCCTGCGGTTCCAAATCGCCCTGAACGATAGGACCACCAAGATCCTCTTGAGGGAGGAGCGATTCGTCGAGGAGTTCTGGCTCAGCTGGAGGAAACATTGGTTAATTCCGCCATATCCTTGTCGTAATCGACCTGTTCCTGGTTCTGCTCGTCCAATTTCCGCTCGATCTGAGGCCGTTCTCTCAGTTCTATCTGCTTTTTCCAGTATCTTTCCTTGGAATCCGCTTCGAGTTTGGCAGCTTGCTGTGACCAAGGAATCACAGTCTTTTTTACGGGCTTAAATTCACGCTCTTTGGCGTCGATTTGGGCCTCGGAGGGAAGGATTCCTGATCGACGCAACAGGTTGAGACGAATCTCCCGCTCATCTGCCTCCAGAGATCGAATTCTGTCCTTCAATTCCATGTTCTGGGACATGTAACCCGTGTAGGTCATTTCGGCACTGCGTAAATCGTTCTTCAGGCGAACAATTTGGGCCTCCAACCGAGCAAATTTACTCCACGGCCACATCAGAACCCCTGTTGACCCATCATGGCTTGACGATAGGCCATCATACGCGCGCGAGGATCTTGCATCTGCCCCATCCCACCGCCCTGACCCTCCTGCATGGCTTTCATCTGCATGATTTTCTGCATTTGCATGGGGTCCTGGCCCATCGGAGGCCCCTCTAGGTTCGTCCCCATCGGCATCGGTTGCATCGGGGGAGGAGGACCCTGAGGCATCTGGACTCCAGGAGGCGCCTGACCGGGCGGGAGACCTTGCGGAGCCTGCATTTGCTGCATCCGTTGCATCTGGGCGTTCCTCTGGGCCATTATTGCCTGCGGAGGAATTCCCTGAGGTCTCTGCATCGGCCCTTGAGCCTGGGGAGGCATTCCTCCGGGAGGTCCCATTCTCTGAGGCATCCCAGGATTTCCCATCGGAGGCGGACCCCCAAGAGATTCCCTCGGACCTCTCAATTTCTTCGGTCGAGAAGGACCCATCGGTGCGTCTGGTGCGCCACCCACTCCCATCGGTGTATCCATAATGCCTCTTATGCCCTGAAACGGTGTCCTACTGAGCGAGATCTGGTCCGGTGAATCGATTTCGACCTTTTGATGTATTTGTGCTCGAAAGCGTGCATCTGTCGATGGAACTGGTTGTAATCATTCGTCTCCGTGAGTTTCTGAATGATTTCTCCCAGTGCGGTCTGCTTTTCGTGCTTCGTCTTACTCTCTCGAATGTATCGAGAATAGGCCTTAATAAGATAACGACCACCATCGTAAGGGTCATCACCGTCGAATTCCTGAACATCCTCGGCGTTCTTTCCATCCTTTTGTTCATAGATGCACGACGGAATCGCTTCCCTAAAATGACTGCAAGAACGACAAACTTGGAGCTTCGGCAAATTGAGTTCTGGAGGATCCGGTTCGAACATCTTGACGTATTCCGAGTAAACGTCAGGGCCTTGCATCCTCAGGATTCTCTGCGCCGTGTCCTCTCTGAAACCCTCGGGAGGCGTATACTTGGGAGGTCGTGGCTTCCAACGTAACATTTCGTGCATCAGGAGCTTTCCCCCGAGCCGGTCGTTGTCAGCCTGTTCCCAATTTATCCCAGTGGCCTCCGTAATTTGCTGCTGGAGTGTCTTTGCTTCCCCCCGTTTACCCCATGCAGAAGGATCCAGAGTTGCGGCTCCCAGGTTCTCTAGTTCAAACTGAGAAATCCTTCTAACATCTGATCCCCACTCCTCGATAGAAGTTTTCTCGCGGACGTATTCGCGATAAAGAAAGAGCCTGCCATCCGGTGCCACCGCTCCCCAGCCGACCCATGTCTTAGCCGTATAGCCCCAATCAGCTGAGATAACTCGTGGCCACCAATATGGCGGCTCGAAATCTGGAATAACATGACACGCATTCGTCGGCTCCCCTTTAAATGGGGATCCAATGTATGGGTCTCGCCACTCGTTGAAAACCTGTCCAGAAAATACCCACCAGTCGCCATCTATCTTTGCCCGCTGCTCTGCCTCTGGGAGGATTCGGAGCCGGTTGATGTAACCGGGGTCCTTCTCCATGAGGTAGGGATTGTCGGTGAGCTTTGCCCTAACGAAAAAACGGTATGATTGCGTGTAGGAATCGTAGAGCTTCGCTCCTCCTTCTGGAGCTGGAGCAACAAATCTTGTTCTGACCCAAACGTGACCGATGTTTCCAGGATTCGATGCTGCTCTAATGAGTGCAGGAACTCCGTCAAGTGTAGAACGAACTCGGGATGTGAGATACTTATAAACAAATTCGAGGAAAGCAGTGAGTTCGTCGAATCCGACGTAATGATACTCAGCCGTATCATGTTCACGCGCGTCTTTCTCAGTCTCCAAATAAGAGAGTCTAATCTTAGCTCCCGAGGGGAAAGTCCAGACGTGCTTTGTGTCGTTGTAAGACGCCCCAAGAGGCTTATAAAATCCATGCGAACGAGGGATAAGGCTCTCTTCAAGTTGTGGGAAGGTCTGACGAAAGAGCGCACCGTGGAACCCACTTTTCTCGTGAAAGCCGTAAAGTATGGGGAGCATGAGGAGGAGTTCTGACTTACCTCCCCCTGCTGCCCCACCGTAAAGAGCCTCGAAAATCGAGAAGGGTAATCGGATGAACTCGACCTGTTTAGGGTGCGGTTTCCAAACCTTCTCGAATCTCGAAGTGACTTCGATCACTTACTTCGGTTGAGGAGTCGGAGGAGGAGCAATCGGCTGAGTGGGCTTCGCTCCAACCGGAGGAGGTTGCGCAGGAAGTTGAGTCGGCTTGGGAGCCGGGAGCTTCTTCTTCCGGTCGTCCAGGATCTTCTTCTGTCGATCCGCTTCCGCCTGCTCCTGGCGCCGCTTGTAATCGACGTCGCTCTCTCCATCCTTGCGCGCGAGTTCTACGGGAGGCAAAGCAGCAGCCGCACGACGCTCCTCACCGATTCGCTGCGCTCGGTATTCCAGGGTGTCAGGAAACAGAACGGGGTCGACCGTGAAAAGGAGCGCTCCGAGAACTGCTGACGAGCAGATGATGAAATCGTCCTCCAGAATCCATTCCTCCTCGGGAGCATCGGGATTCGTGGGGCCGACAACATGACAGACAAGGTCGCCCGGGAACACCTTGACCAGACCCCGGCGCGTTTCGTATTGAATGGGTCCGACTCCCCGGTGCCGCATGATTCCGTTCGGGACGAAAGCACCTTCGAGTGCGGCCATCGCGTCGTTCGAAGCAACTTCCTCGGCCTCGGCTGCTTCCATATCGGCCTCGCGAGCAGCCATCTCCGCCTCGTATTCGGCGTCGATTTCTTCCTGCGTCATGGTCGCGACGGGAGAGGCAAGCGGCGGAGCGTTCATCGGGAGGTTCCGAGTGGGAGCCGTCGGGACCAAAGGCGGAGAAGTTAAAGGTTCAAGTCTTGATCCTAGTTCGGGCATCTTCCTATCCTTTTCCTTTCTTTGCGAACGACTTACGCTTGGCGGGAGGCGTCTTAGCAATAAACTCGCGCGCCACGCCCTTCGGTATCCGGTCTGAGGAGCCGTGAAGAGCAGCTTGCATCAAGCGATATTGGGCGGCGGATTTTGCTGGCACCTATCTAATCCGTATTCCTGTCCCAGAGCCAAAGAGGAGGTAGAGGAGGAGGATGAGGAGGATAATCCCGAGAAGGCCAGAGGGTCCATATCCCCATTGTCGAGAATAGGGATACCAGGGGCCAGAGAGAGCAAAGACGATGAGAACAATCACGATGATGAGGAGCATATCATCCTTCTCTCTGAGAGGGAGGCGGAAGGGAAGCGTCAAAGGCCGGGTGCGAAGTGGGGCGATCGTCTATCACACGGATTTCGATCATCCTGGGTCCACGATTCTCGGATGGCTCAATGACACTTCCCTCAACTCGATCTAGAATCTTCAGATCGTTGAAGGCTTTCGTCGTTCTCTGGAGCGCGGTCCAATGGAAGAAATAGTCCCTCCCATCGTCCCCAGAGATGAAACCGAATCCCTCCTTGAGCTTCCTAACCTTGCCTCTCATCAGAGGGAGAATCTTGTCTTGATAGTTTTCGAAGGTTGTTGAGGTCATTGTATTTCTGAGAAAGCTTACGAAGGATCTTTAGGGAGGTCCGGAGAGGAATCGATGTTGATCGTGGGGTAGTCGTCGTGGAGAGCAGGCTCCGGACGCATGATATGAAAGTGAACAGACTGCTCTTTCTGGTCAACGAACTTATCCTGCGTAGCGGCGGAAGCAGAAGCTATGATACCAGAGAGATTCTTGGCGACTATAGATAATTCTGTCGCCCGCTTTACCTGAGAGAGTTTGTTATCATCCAAGAGGTCCAAGGTTGCGAGAAGTCGATTGAAGCATTTATCAACAATGACTCCGTGGCCCCCGATGATTTTCTCCCGCAGCTCCTCTTTTGGTCCCCGTCGAGGGTCGTATTGAGTATGATTCCCTTCATACCCGTTTCGGAAAGAGTGACCCGATGCGTAAGTAACGTCACCAAGATGAGAACCTTTTGTCGTGCCCAGGATCCCGGCAGCAACTCCGATTGCGGCTTGCTCGTCGACATGGAGTCCTTTGGGTCCTCTCCCGGAATACTCTTTGCCATTCTTCAGGATTCTGGGATTTAAGAGTTTGTCGAGGGATTCTGCAGAAAATTCCTCTGCCGGGAGAATCTCTACTGGGGAACAAGGGTCCAAAGGTGCGGCAGGAGATATGGGACCCATTTCTTCCTCGAAAATCTCGGAAACGACGGGGAGGGGAGGAAGCGGAATAGAGCTAGAAATGGTCTCAACGTCACCTCGATTTAAGCGAGAAATGAGGTTCGCCTCTGAGGTCAAGCGGGCGGCTAATTCTTCGTCTGAGATAAACATTCTAGATAGATGTGGGGTTGCGTGATCGTAACACAGAACACTTTTCACTGTCAATACCGGAAAGATTGGGGAAAGAATCGTTTTTTCAGGAGAGCTAAATAGTTCGCGGGAAGAACAATAAAGTAAGGGTCCATAGAACCAGGATGCGAAATACAGATATGAGTTGGCTACCACCCCCCCGTCCGGGGAGATGGGACCCGCTGCGCTGCTGGACCGGATACGTGGGAGGATACGAGGTGGGATACATTAACGCATACGTTGTCGCACGCGCTAAAAAATAAGGACGGGATTGGATACTACGATATCGAACTATCCGAGAAGGAAACGGGCGAGGTTGGCTGTCCCTCGCCCGGAAGCTGCGTTAGTGGCTGCGGTTGAAGCTGGCGATCTTGACCGTGTGGATACGGCAGCCGGGAGAAACCACACGCGATCCCGTGGCCTTAGGGATCCTGCCCTTGTGTTGCATGGCCGTTATCCGATCCGAACGATGATCCTGCCGCCAGTGCTGATCGTTGCGGTGAACTTCTGATCGGACACTGGCGGTTTCCGAACGGCGATCCGAATGACTCGCGCCATTATGCGCGCCGGATCCGAGTGCGCGTAGTTTCGATGATTTCGATTTCGGCAACCTCGTTGATCGTGAAGTTCACCGATCCGCCGCGAAGTAACGTGCCGAGTGCGAAACCGCCGTTCAACGTGATCCGCTGCTTACCAGATCCGCCAACCTCAGAAACGAAA